CGATCCTAATCTTTAGGGATTTGTGTTCCCAGTTTTTTTCTCATATAGGATCAGGAGGTACATATCCTGGTCCTACGCCTGAGCTTGTTAGTAAAAATATAAGTAAGTTTAACATTTATTACACCTAATGCCGGGTTAAGTAACTTTTTCTTTAGAAAAATTACATCGGAAAACCTCTAAAGACCTCTCTTTAATGCGTAAACCTTAGTAGATATACGCTTTTCTTCACATCTAGTAGTCACACAGTCCTTGTCATGCAGTTCTTCAGCTAATAGTCCAGCCAAGTGGTACTTAAGCATATCCTTCGTATCGCTGTCTAAATGCTTTGTGGAGATCACTCTTTGATCAGCATAGACTTCTACTACAAAAGTGTCCATCCACTTAGATAGTGCCGTCCTTCTTCTTAGAGAGCCTGACTTTATGCCATCGCTTTCTAGATCAATTATGTCTAGGAGCCCTTTTATGGCATCTGTCACGTTTGGATCTATCTGGTAATTTTTCATAGTAAAAATCTCATTCTGTCACCCCATACCTGCTTAACTATTATCTGTCACTAAAATTACTCATCCGTGAGTTGAAAATTAATTCCATTTAATGCAAGCTTATTCTCCATATATATCTGTTCTGATAGAAGCTCTACGATCTGGCTTATTGTATATTCATAAGTCTCAGAATCTGGAAATAGATCTTCCGTAGGGCAAAAAGTTGTATATCTCATATCAAGCGTGGCTATTAGCATTTCTATCCTCTATATGTTTTTGTAATATATTTACTATTTCTGTATGACCATATCTAGCTGCCCATCTCAAAGCAAAATCATTATCAACATGAACATCTGCACCCTGCTCAAGTAAGAGCTTCACCACTTCTGTATGACCACGTTCTGCTGCCCATCTCAAAGCCCAATCATCCCTAGCATGAACATCCGCGCCCTGCTCAAGTAAGAGCTTCACTACTTCTGTATGACCATAACAAGCTGCATATCTCAAAGCCAAATCATCCCCAGCATGAACATCCGCGCCTTGCTCAAGTAAGAGCTTCACTACTTCTGTATGACCATTGTGAGCTGCATGTATCAAAGCATAATCATTTTCTGCATGAACATCCGCGCCTTGCTCAAGTAAGAGCTTCACTACTTCTACATGACCATTCTCAGATGCATATCTCAAAGCATAATCATCCCCAGCATGAACATCCGCGCCCTGCTCAAATAAGAGCTTCACTACTTCTGTATGACCGCATCTAGCTGCTTTTCTTAAAAATTTATTTAACCTTTTCATACTTAGATCTCCTTTAATTATTCTATCAGAAATATTGACAGTTGTCAACAAAAACCTTAACTCCCAATAATCGGCAATTTCATCAAATCCTGTCAAGCAAATTCCCAATCTGCAATATAGCGTAATCATTGCAAAATCGAAAATAGTTGGAATAGGCTGTTGACAATAATATCGAAATCAGTTAGTATATAGGGAGGGGGCCTTGTAGTTCTCTTCGAGATCTAGTAATTATGCTACACGCCTAATGACATAACTAGCAATGCTCAATAATATTAACTAGTTAAATACTCAATTAAATAACAATATATTTTTGATCCTAATTGATGCTTAGCTATATTTATATATTGCTTAATACAAGCTTTATGTCTACTTATGGGTAGCATAGTGATTTAGCCTTATAAGTACTACTAGTAGATAATACACTTTTAACAACTATAGTATATAAGGAGCTAATTATGAAAAGCATTAAATTACTATTATCAAAGACTTTACCTCAACTATTACTTGTTGTTTATTTAATTAAATCTAATATATTGCCAGGAGATTCTAATCTAGATGCAGTGGTTATCATGGCATTGGCGGCTTTATCGGGATATAGGATGTACCTTAATTCAGTATTCGATACTAAGATCCAAAGACAACTAGAGGAATATAGAATAGAGTCTCTACAAGACTCAACTGAGCTTCATACAGCAAATGAAGATGCTATACAAGAACTAAAAGATATAGTAGCTGTTAATCATAGAGATGTAGATTCTGCATTGGCTAGAATTACTGCTGCTAATAATGAAGAGTTCAGTAATCTAAAAACACAGGTTGGACAGATAAATATATCAAAAGGAGCCGCAAATGGGAAGTCAGGACAAATCTTCTTCTAAAGATAATTACTTAGCTGAGGAAGTTAGGCAGCTTAATGAGAAGCTAATGAAGCTTCAGTCTGAAAATGCTCGGCTATTGGATATTATAAAAGATAATGATCTTGAAGACGAAGTAGAGGACATAGTTACTGTAAGTCCAGAAATGGAAGTATGTTTGAAAGGTATTAATCAGATTTTGGAAAGGGTTAGAAACGGAACGCATGATAATAATGACGTTAAAGATTTCGACATCTTACACAAGAACCTACGTATGATTAAGGGTTTAGAAGAGAATACTAAAAAGAAGAAATCTAAGCCAGCTAAAGTTGAGGATCTCCTTAAAATTGTTAATGGAAAAGGAAGCTAAGAGTGAGCGAGAAGAAGTCCAAAAAAAGACGCATATCAAAACAATCTGCTATAGATAAATTATGGCGTCTTGGTGAGTTGTCTTGGAAGCTTAAGGGCAAGCAGATGGATATCTATGATCACTTTAAGAATAGCCCTGATGACATCACAACATGCCTTATTTCACGACAATTCGGTAAGTCCTTTACATTGTGCCTTATGGCACTAGAACTCTGTATAACAACTCCTAACGCTATTGTAAAGTACGTATGTCCTACCTCTAAGATGGTTGTCAACGTTATGATGCCTAGGGTACGAGATGTTATTGCAGACTGCCCAGAAGACATAAAACCACATTGGTATCCTTCTGAGAAGAAGTGGAAATTTCCTAATGGATCTGAGATACAAGTGGCCGGTACAGAGGGCGGAGCATATGACTCTATTCGAGGCGGATCTTCTCACATGTGTATCGTAGATGAGGCCGGGTTTTGTTCAGATCTTGAGACAGTTGTATTTAGTGTCCTTGCTCCCACAACAGATACCACAAACGGTAAGATATTCCTAGCATCAACACCAAACGATAAGGATTCGAACCATGATTTTCATGAGTTCTTTATTTTTCCAAACGAGGCTTCAGGTAGGCTGTTAAAGATGACGTACTTAGAATCTCCTATGGTAGATGAAAAGCAAAGAGCCAAAATATTAGCCAGATATCCGGGCGGAGAAAAGAATATAAAATTTAGATGCGAATATTTGTGCGAGATTCCAGATGTTACTGAAAATACAGTAATACCTGAATTCGTTGCACATGAAGATAATATAATACAAGAAGTAGAAAAACCAGATCATTGTGATTTCTATACAGGATTGGATGTTGGTTTTCACGATTTAACTGCGGCCTTATTTTCCTATTGGGACTACAAGAATTCTCGCCTAGTTATTATGGATGAATATATCATAAACGGTATAGAGATGACTACCGATAAGCTTGTAAAAGAGATGCGACATAAGGAAGAGCTTTATTACGTAAATGATATAGGACTTCGAGAAGAGCCGACTCTTAGGATAATGGATAACGACCTTAAAATGGTTAATGATTTGACGCGATTTCATCAGATGTCATTCTTGCCAACAGAGAAACATAATAAAGAAGGCGCTATCGATACTGTTAGGCGCTGGATCGAGTCTGGAAAGATAGTAATCCATCCTAGATGTAAGCATTTGATATATCATACAAAATACGCTCAATGGCATGTTACCAAGCAAGGGACTTTTACTAATAAATTCAAACACTTAAAAGATAGTTCTGATGGAAAGGTACGCGGAGGACATGTGGATACACTAGATGTTCTTATTTACCTTGTTAGGAACATAATTACAACAAAAGATCCTTATCCAGACGGATATGGGAAGCTTAATGGAAGTAATGTCTTTAGATCTCCTAATCAAGAACCAAAGAATAGTAAATTGCAGGGGATAATAGACAGTATTATGGGCAAAAAGGACAAAAGATAATAATACACCTTACTTTTAACAACTATAGTAATATAATCAAATTAGGCATTATACATTTAAAGGACAATAAATGAGTTATTTCGATTCCAACGTATATTTCGCTGCAGATACAGATGCAGAAAGAACTGTAGAGTATTTGACGCAGAAATCACAAGAATGGTTTAGGAATGTAGAGTATAACAGGTATTTAGACAAAATAAAACATTCATGGTCATCTTATCATGGTATCTACTATGAAGATAGTCATAATATATCATTTGGCGGAGAGCAAGGAGAACTTGTTAACTTAGCCGTAAATCACTATAGAAACATAGCAAAACATATACTTAATATGGTAACTGCTTCTAGACCTAGTTTCCAAGCTAGAGCTATAAACACAGACAGGAAGTCTTTGGTACAAGCTCAATTAGCAAACGGACTTCTTGACTACTATATGCGGGAGAGGAGATTAGAGAGGTACATAAAGAAAGCAGTAGAATATGCAATCGTCCTAGGATCTGGTTTTGTAAAGATGGAGTGGAATAGCACTAAAGGCGAAATCACAGATTTTATCGAGCCAGATCCAAGTTCTATAGTTGAGTATGATGAAGATGGAGAGCCTCTTGATGAGGACGGGAATATCTTAAAAGCTACTCCTGTATATCAAGGGGATGTAGAGTTTTACACACTATCTCCTTTTGATGTTGTTTTTGATCCTACTAAGGAAACTCCTGAACAACAAAAATGGGCAATATGTCGTACCTTTATTAATAAATATGATCTTGCAGCTAAATACCCAGAATACACAGAAGAAATCCTAAGCATAGCTCCTAAAGGGTCTAATGGTGAGGGTAGAGTTGTTTCTATTACTCCATATGACGATACTACTGATATTCCGGTTTACGAATTCTTTCACGAGCCAACTGAAGCGGTTCCTGAGGGGAGATATTTACTTTACCTAGATCATTCAACAGTATTAATGGACACACCGCTTCCATATCCGCAGATTCCTTTATACAGAATAGCCCCTTCAGACATCTTAGGAACTCCTTATGGATATACTGAAATGTGGGATCTACTTCCTATACAAGATACTATAAATAGCTTATATTCAACTATAGCTACAAATCAAAATGCCTTTGGAGTTCAGAACATTCTAAATCCAATGGGTAATGGTTTAAAAGTAAATCAAATGGAAGGCGGATTAAACTTTTTGGAATATACTCCTATGCCACAAATACCTGGCGGAGGTAAGCCAGAACCTTTAAACCTAACAAATACACCAGCAGAGATATTTAATTTTATACCTACCTTAATAAAGGATATGGAGACCATTTCGGGCGTTAACTCAGTAGCTAGAGGTAATCCTGAGGCTAGTCTAAAATCGGGTAATGCACTGGCTCTAGTACAGTCTCAAGCACTACAGTTTATGTCAGGACTACAGCAATCATATATTCAAATGTTAGAAGATGTAGGAACAGGACTTATTGGAATATTAAAACAATTTGCAGACGCTCCTAGAGTTGTGGCAATTGCAGGTCTTAACAACGCTACTAAGGTAGAAGAGTTTAAGGCCGAGGATTTATCTGAAGTATCGCGAGTAGTTGTTGATGTTGGAAATGCACTTATGCAAACTACTGCAGGACGTGCTCAAGTAGCTGAAAATCTACTACAAATGATGCCAGATAAGATGAGTCCAGAAAAATACTTAATGGTTTTAAATACTGGTAACTTAGATACGTTGACCGATGGTATTATGGACGAACTACAAACCATCATAGGCGAGAATGAAGCTCTAGTCAAAGGCGATGTTATCATAGCCCTAGCAACGGACCATCATTCTATGCATATTCGGGAACACAGGGATGTGTTATCTGATCAGAAACTTAGGCAAGATGTTGAATTAGTTGATAGAACTTTAGCTCATATTCAAGAGCATATTCTGTTACTTCAGAATACTGATCCTAATTTATTAGCTATTATAGGGGAACAGCCTTTAGCACCTGCTGGTGGAACTCCAATTGGACAACAACCTCCAGGACAAGCGCCTATTCCAGGAACCGGAGCGCCATTGCAAGATATGAGCCAGCTTAATCCTGAACAACCATTGCCTTCTATGCCAGAAGCCGCTGGAGTAGCTGAAGGCATATTGCCTCCACAACCACAAACTCCTGAGGACTTACTGTAATGTCTCAACGTATACGATATAAGGAAGAAACTCCTGGAATATTTAGATCTAAGCGTATATTTGTATCTGCAAGTACTGGGGCTAGGTATAAAGTGCTACTCGATACTAATGAAATGATATATAAAGTTCAAAACTTAAATACAATGGAATTTGTATATGTAGGTGGAGAGAATATTAACAATATGAACGTTCTGAAAAGGACTGCTAAGAAGACTCTAGAGAAAAAGTTCGGAGTAAACTTCGAAGAGGAATCTCGTAACAGAACCTATGGAATTTGTAAATCAGGGTGGAGTCAAGAGAAAGAGCTTAAGAAAAGAATAGATAAAATAAAAGAAAAACAAACTCAAATATAATAAGCCTACCCAATATCGGGCGGCTAACTTATGCTATATCATAATGACTAGCAAAGGAAAGAAAATGAGTGAAGTATTAGAATCTGCCCCAGAGCAGGTAGAAGAGCAAATTGTAAGTGAGATCCAATCGGACTCTCAAGAAATCCAAGAACCAATTCAAGAAGGCGTTGAAGTAGAAGCATCTACTGAGGCTGAGCTACAAGAAGAAATCGGAGAGGCCATCGAAGAAGGTGCTTCTGAGGAAGAGATTGCTAGCATGGTTAAGCAATACAAGCTTAAGGTTAACGGAAAAGAGTATATCAAAGAAGTAGACACAAACGACGAAGATGCTATGACAAGTATACTTCAACGAGAAGCTGCTGGCCAAATTGCAATGCAAGAAGCTGCAGATCTTAAGAAGAACTTTCAACAAGAGCTTTTACGTCTTAAGCAAGATCCAATGTCTTTTTTAGAGGAAATGGGACTAGATCCTATGGAACTTTCTGTAGATAGGATCAATAAGCAAATTGAGCTGGATAAGAGAAGTCCTGAAGAATTGGCTACTGAAAAGTTACAAGTAGAGCTTAAAGAAGCCCGCGATAGAGCTGAGAAATTAGAGAAGCAAGCTGAAGAGAGAGAAGCTGCTGCTTTATATGAGCAAGAGTCTGTAAAGCTTCAAGATGAGATCAAAGGCGCTTTAGACGCGCATGCTACATTACATGCCAGTCCTAGGATCACTAGACGAGTTGCTGAGACTATGGAATGGGCCATGAATAATGGATATGATGATGTAACTGCTGCAGATGTACTGCCTACGGTAGAAGCTCAGATGACTAAGGAACTTAACGAAATGTTCTCTGATTTAGATGAAAAAGCCCTAGAAAAGTACGTAGGAGCTGCTAATTTGGATAAAATGAGACAAAAACGTGTTGATGATGTGTCTAAGAAACCTGCTAGTATTGCTGCCCTTAAGCAAGAAGCTGCTCCTAAGATAACTAAGGATGAGCCTAGGAAAAAACGCAGACTAGATGATTTCATGAGAGATCGTGGTGGAAGAAGATAATTCTGCCAATTTTTAACAACTATAGAATTATAAGGGAGTACTATGTGCTCTCTATTACTTATTACCTTTAAGATCTATTGATCATTAGGAGATTTGTAAGTAAAGAGCCGATACCCGAGAGGATTTGGACGCTTTATTTATGATACCAAGTTTTGTGGCAGATTGCAAGGAAAAAGAGTAAATTAATTAAAATAATAAAAACACGCTATTAAAGGAGATTATAATGGCTACAATTACCCCAGCGAATGCCAATACGGTATCAACGCTTAATGGACTCTTTAAAGAAGTCTATGCAAAAGACATTAAGGATTTAGTTCCTTCACAAGTAAAAATGATTAACTTAGTACCTTTCACTGCTGGTGAGAAACAATTAGGTAACCAATTCAATGAACCAGTTATTCTTGGTCTTGAAGGTGGTTTTACTTACGGTGGTACAGATGGTGAGGCTTTCGCTCTTAACGACATTATTTCATTCCCAATGAAAAATGCTGTAGTTAAGTCTGCTGAATTAGTTCTTCGTTCTGCTATCTCTGTTGGTGCTGCAAGTCGTTCAGTTTCTAGTGCAAATGCATTCGAAAGAGGTACGAAACTATTAGTTGGTAACATGCTTAAATCAATGTACCACAGATTAGAAGTACAAATGATGTACGGTGGAGCTACTAAAGGTATCGGCGAAGTTGAGACTGCTTCTGTTGCTGGTGTAATCAAAATCGAAGACCAAGAATGGGCTTCTGGTATTTGGGTTGGTGTAAAAGCTCGTATCGATATTTATGACGCAACTGGTGTTACTCAACGTAATCCTGGTACTGATTTATATGTTAATTCTTTTGATCTTTCTGCTAGAACAGTTACTATTACTAACTCTGCTGGAGCTGTTATTGATTTAGTTGCTTTAGGTGTTATCGCTACTGATATCATCTTTTTCCAAGGTGCTAAAGGTAAAGAATTTTTAGGTCTACATGCAATTGCTCAAACTACTGGTACTTTATTTGGTATCGATAATACTACTGAGCCACTTTTTCACGGTAACAGCGTTGACGTTGGTGCTGATGTAAACAATCCTGCTCTTTTAAGCTTTGCAAAAGTTGAAGATGCGGTTGCTGCTTCAGTTGAAAAAGGTCTTGGAGAAGAGACTGTTTGTGTTATGGTTAACGTAAATTCATGGAATGATTTACTTACTGAACAAACTGCTAAGAGACGTTACGATAGTTCTTATTCTTCTGCTGAAATTGAAGATGGTTCAAGAGTAATCAAGTTTTACGGACAAGCTGGAGAGATCAAGATTATCCCTTCTACTTTCGTAAAAGAAGGTTATGCTTATGCTTTCTGTGAGAAAGATCTTATCCGCGTTGGTTCTACTGACGTAACTTTTGATCCACCAGGATATGAAGGCGAGTTCTTCAAGCTTCTTGAGAACGCAAATGGTTACGAGATGAGAGGATATAGTGATCAAGCACTATTTACTGCACGTCCATCATGTATCACAATTCTTCAATTTGTTAAGAATTCTGCACACTCTTAGTCCCTAACTCTTAGAGATTATTACATAGGCCCCACGCAATGTGGGGCTTTTTTGTTTTATTTGGCCCTATATAGCCTTATACCAATATTTAACAACTATAGTATATAGAAGTTCCTTTATTACGGAGAAAATATGACCATACGTTTAGTAGTAGTCGATGAAGGCTTTGACTACCCAACCACCGGAACTGGTGAAGGCTGGGGAGAAGAAGCAACAGGCTGGGCTGAAAAAGTCACTGAAACCATCAATTCATTAGTATCAAACCAAGATATACCCCTTTCTGAGGCTGTTTTAGTTAACGGATCATCGGGAATCATCAATGGCATGAGCTTTTCTGCCAGTGAAACTCAAAGAATCGAAGTTACTGGAGTAATTTCAAGGGTTTATACTGCAATTAGCCTTAAACCAGAAGAGTCTGAAGCTTTTTCTACTCAAGGGACTTATAATGGGTCCGATTTCTTAATTTCAATACAAAGCACTGGAGACGATACAGGGATACTTCAAACAGTAGACTCTGCAGGCCAGTTCTCATATACTGCTGAAAACAAAGCAGATACAGAATCAATAACAATTAAATTCAAAGGTACAGCAATCACGTTTTAATGTGTAAAGGGTAATAATTATGACTAAAAAGACAACTAAATTTGATCGAGGCGTAAAACTTAAGCCTGAAGACCTAACAACAACCCCACTTAGTGAACAAGGGGAGTTAGCAACGGATTCTAACGATGACAAGCTGAAATACCGAGGCGTATCGAGTACGGATGAAGTAGTTCTTGCTGATGAGACTCAGACAGTAACTAATAAGACTATTGATGTTGATAATAATACAATAACCAATATAGAGACTGATAATCTTAAAGCAGGCGTCCTTGTAACGACTATAAGCGCCGCTACCTCTGATACTGAACTACCATCAGCCCTAGCTGTTAAAACGGCCCTAGAAGGCCAGAATGAGGCCTCAGAGATAACGTATGATCCAGCAGGAAACCCCGAAACTTCAGCAACCGATGTTCAAGCTGCTTTAGATGATACTGGTACTGCGGTTGGTGATCATAAGTCAGATGCTACAGGAGCACATGCAGGTTCTGCTATATCAAATACTCCTTCTGGGAATTTAGCTGCTACAGACGTACAAGGAGCCTTAGATGAGCTTCAAACTGACGTCGATACAAGAGCTTTAGATTCAGATCTAACTGCCCATGAGACTGACGCTGTAGGAGCACATGCTGCTTCTGCAATAAGCAACGTACCAGCCGGAAACCTAGCTGCTACTGATATCCAAGGTGCTGTAGACGAACTTCAGACTGATATAGATACTGGAGACACAAACCTAACGAACCATGCAGCAGCCACTACTACTCACGGTGTTACTGGTGATATTGTAGGAACAACTGGTTTACAAACTATACAAGATAAAGTAATAGATAATTCAAATAGCATTACTGGACCAACAGTTACTAGTTCATTGTTAAATCAATGTGCTGTAAATAGTCCTACTCAATCAGATGTTAAAAAAGATACTCAAGCAAACTTAGAGACTTATGCTGCTACTGCAACAAACGGTCAACTATGTTTTGCAACTGATACTAAGATTATGTATCAAGTATTAGACAGTGCTCTTGCTACTGTCGGTGGTTCAGGTTCTGGCGGAATTAATTATATTGAAAACTCTGAGTATGAGTTAAACATCGATGGCATAATGGATGATTTTCCATTTGTAGCATCACATGAAACCACTAGCCCACTTAGAGGTTTAGGTAGTTTAAAAATAGCTAAAGCCGCATTTAGTCCCTCTGGCGCGGTTGTTGACTGGGATAACTTCACGGTTGCAGAAACCGATTTAGCAAAAAAACTAACTATGACCTGTGACAAAGACTTTAGCGAAATGCCCGCAGATGGCGACCTAGAGTTTGTTATCTTTCAACTTGGTGGTGGCGGTGTAATCGCAAGATCACCAATACGTGCCGATAAGACAACCCATATATTTCAATTTCAAACCGACGCGGTTGCTGATCAATATTATTTAAGCATAGAACCAACCAACTCAGATACGACTGCATATGATTTTTACATTGATAACGTTGTTATCGGTCCACGCGTAGTTGCTAGCTCTGCATTTATGACTGATGAACAAGATCTAAGTGTTTCTCTTACCAATATGGGCAATGCTGTAGTGACTGAAGCAAGGTATTCCAGAGTCGGTGATGTCATGAATGGAACTATTAAAATTACTACAGGCTCTACAGCGCCTACAGGATCTTTAGTAGTTAGTTTAGATAATTTTACAATGGTAGATAAGTCTAATAACCTACTTGGATTTGCGTCAGGTTTTGATGGTGGTTCAGCCCATGGAGGTCAAACTATCCAGTCAGGTGATTCTGATTTTAATTTCTATGGTGATGATGGTTCTGGAATTTGGAATGCGACTGCACCATTTACCTGGAGTAATGGGGATCTTTTATCCTTTAACTTTTCAGTACCTATTCAGGGTTGGAGTGCAAATGCTACATCCAGTGAAGATCTAGGTAATCGTGATGTCTACGCAAATGTAACAATGACATCTACACAGTCCATTACAGTATCAACACCTGTCACGGTAGAATATGATCAAATACAAGTAGACTCAACTGCATCTTTCGATGTCGGTACTTATAAATACCTTGTCCCTGAAACTGGGAGATATGTCATAGAGTGTAGCGCACAACTTTTAACTGTAGTATCAACTGAGCACTTTAGACTTTCTATACTCCGTAATGCATCTACAATAATAGAGACAGAGGACTCAGGAGAGAATACTCAGAGAATACTGGAAACAGCGATTACATACAATCTTGTAAAGGGCGATTTAATTCATGTAGAAGTAGATAGCTCTGGAGATATTGCCTATAGTGTAAACAATAGTTCAACTAGAACGCACTTTGCAATTACTAAGTTAGCATCACCTCAAGTCATTCTTGAGACTGAGACTGTTGCTGCTAGCTACACAAGTGAAAACGGTCAATCACTCTCAAATGGAGTAACCCTAGCGTTTGAAGAAATAGTATATGATACTCACGGAGCTTATAATGTCTCAACTGGAGAATATACAGTCCCAACATCTGGACTCTATCGTATGAAAGTTGATATCCTAGCAGCTCAAACCGTTACGGCCACCACAGAGTTTGTATTCTTGGAAGTTAACGTGGATGCGGTGGCGGTTAAGCGAAAAGAGCGGTACGGAAATGGTGCCAATATATATTTAACCTCGGACGTTGAGTATGAAGCAGAGCTTGAAAAGGGCGACGTTATAACCATTACTCAAGATACAAATAACGCTGGCATGACAATGCAACCCGACAGTAAATACAACTCTTTTACAATACATAGAATTAAATAATGATTGTTAAGGAAAAAGGTAAATACGTAGTAAAGTCCAAGGATGGTTCTAAAAAGCTATCCAAGGAATATACTGCAAGAAAGGACGCGGTAAAACGTCTCCAAGAAATAGAGTATTTTAAAAATAAGGATAAGTAATGTTTAAAGTGATAGTTACCAAGGATGGTAAATCGGCTTTTGGCGCTACTTTTGAAGAAATAGAACAAGCTAATTCTTGGATAAGAAACCAAATAAGAAAGAATTCTTGGGGTCTACCAGAAAGAGAAGTGACCTACCACGAACATCAGGGAAGGCATCCAAAAGCAGAAGAACTGGAAACATACTCAGATGGAAGAGTAAAATGCAAAATCCCGGCTGACTATAAAGTCCTAATACAAGAAGTAGAAGGAGCTGATCCAGCAGAAGTTGTTTGGGAAAGGTTACGAGTAGAGAGAAATAAATTATTGGGTAGCACAGACAAAACAATGCTCCCAGATTTTCCTCTAACTAGCAACGAGAAAAAAGTGTACAGGGAATATAGGCAGTATTTGCGAGACGTCCCTCTAAGCTATGATAATGTTACGATATACAAATATGGCATCATGGCTTTTAAAGAGTGGAAGCTTTGGAAACACGGGAAATAATATGATAGAAATATTTAAATGCAGAAGAAGTTCACTAGCCCTTTTAGGAATGATTATATTAGGAGCGGGACTTTTTTCAGGACATGATACAAGTGCAGCAATTGCAGCAATATGCATAGGAATTGCTGGGGCAAATAGTTTTGAGAAATCACAAATAGCTAAGAAATAAGGAATAAAAAATGGGCGATGTTTTAGATGGCATTTTAAAGAAACAACTAGTTAGTGGACCAGAAGCAATATCTGCCGATTACGAATCTGAGGCTATAGATATAGACTTTAGAGAAGATGAGTTTGCTATACAAATTCAATACGAGAACGGAATTGCAGTTGATATGGTCCTATCTTTGGAAGTATCAAATAATGGAATAGCCTTCTCAGAAGTAGCTGATTCACAACAAGCCATATCAGACGCCTCAGGCTCCCATATTTGGGACATTGCTGGAATGGGACCTAGCTTCGTTAGAGTAAAAATAACGGTTAATGCAGGCTCTATGGACCTTACAGAGATACTTTACTGCGCTAAGCGTAGACATTAAGATTTAGATTAAAAAGACTATAATAGGAGATAACATTGGCTAATACATATACTAAAATATCAATAGCAACTGGCGGCGGTGGCGGTGGAACTGATGAGAAAATAAAGATATCGGCTGATGATATTGCAGCAGGATATTTAGAAGATAAGATAGTTTCGGCTTCAGCCTCTCTTTTGCTGGCAACATTAGATCCAGGTGGAAATGAGCAATTAGAGCTTACAATAGATGCTAGTGCAATAGATCATAATGCTTTATTAAATTACGAAGTAGATCAACATAGAGTAACAGATGATGCTCAAACAACTACAACAACATTATGGTCTTCTGATAAGACACAAACTGAGCTTGATACAAAAATAGATAAGATAACTTCTAGTACAGATAACTCTCTTTTAAAGATTTCTGGAACAGCCGGAGTTGTTGAAGAAACTGGCATCCTTGTAGATGATTCGGACAATGTTACAGGAGTTAATGATTTAACTGTAGATAACGATCTAACGGTTACTGGTGACTTAACTGTAAACGGTACTACAACTACAATAAATACAACTACATTAGAAGTTACTGATCCTAACATTACTATAAATGATGGCGGTACACAAGCCACTGCTGATGCTGCTGACGCAGGATTAACTGTTGAAATGTCTGACGCTACTGACGCTGTTATTGGATATGATAGCTCAATGACTTCTAAGTTTAAAGTCGGAGAAGTTGGAGATCTAAAAGAGATTGCAACTATTTCGGATACTCAAGCATTAACTAATAAAACTATTGATGGCACAGATGCTACTGGTACAAATACTGTTTCAATTGATGCAGACGATGCTACTTATAATCCTGCAGGAAATCCAGAGACTACAGCTACAGATGTACAAGCTGCTTTGGATGACACTGGAACGGCCTCACAAGCGGCTGCTACTGCAATTGCTGATCATATTGCTGATGCTACTGATGCTCATGCTGCTTCTGCAATTACTAATACTCCAGCAGGAAATCTAGCTGCTACAGAAGTTCAAGCTGCATTAAACGAATTACAAACTGACGTTGATACAAGAGCTACTAGTACAGAATTAACTAATCATGAAGCTGACACTTCTACTCATGGAGTTACTGAGATTGTAGGTACTTCAGAAACACAATCACTTACTAATAAAACTATTGATGCAACCTCTGCTACAGGCACTAACACTGTCTCTATGGATGCTGCAGATGTTGTATATGATAACACTACATCAGGATTAACTGCTACCGATGCTCAGGCTGCTATTGACGAAGTCGAAGCTAGAGTTGGAGGCGTTTTAGTAACCGGAGCAGATACTACTGAAGGCAATCTATCAGCTAAGGTTGTGGACGGATTAGGACTAGTAAGCAGCGTATTAAATCCAGCAGCTAACGAGCAACTTGAAATACAACTAGGACCTCACTATCTTAGTATAGCTTCTACTGGATTATATTCAGGAGCAGCACTTTCTGTTGGAGCTACTACAGGTACATTTGATGTATCGGTAGGAGAAGGGTTATATGTAGACTCAACAACGGCATTTCCTACAGTTGATGTACAGACTGTGGATATATCTGCAAGAACAAACGTAGTAGTAACTGACATACTCACTCAACCAGTTACATATATCTCAATAGATAAAGATGACAACATAATACAAGAGACTAGTTTTCCAGATCCTACTGATAAGCGTAATAGTATATTTATCGGAGTTGTAGTACATTCTGATAATGTAAACGTAAATGTTGTAAACAACCTTCCAGATATTGCCTTAGATGTAACTGCTCAGATCCATGACTTAATGTTAGGACTTGGCTTTTTTAATATGTCAGGAAATCAGATTACACCTAATAACTCAAACCTAAGTATAGACAAATCTGCAGGTACAGCCTTTAAAGCAGGGGCTAACTTTCAAATAAATAACAAAGATCCCCATACAGTAACATTGGGCGTAAAAACACTAGCAACATTTAGATATAGAAATCAAGATAGCTCAGAAGGATCTGACGTAACTGTATTAGATCCCACTACTTATGATAATGCCGGCGTTACTACTACTGTACCAAGCAATAATAATGCTACCATACAAAGGGTATATATTTTCCCTTCTAACATATTGAGAATACAAAGAGGACAAGAAGTATTTACTAATATAAGCGACGCTGTTGATGCTGTTGGTAGAGAGAGTTTCTTAACCGAGCCTAATATACAAGAAAACGGACTATTACTAGCCTCAATTGTAATGAAAAAAACTGCTACAGACTTATCCGACAGTGGAGAAGCTCAAGTATTCATAGCTTCTAGATTCGGAGAATTAGGATCAGTAGGGTCATCATCAGTAGGAAATCTACAACAAACATATGACAACTCACTAAATCCAGAAATGATTGTAGATACTACGAGAGGTGCCTTAACTATACGAGATAATTCAACTCCTATTGGAGCAGCTCTATTTGAAGTACAAAATAATGCAGGATCTACAGACTATTTAAGTGTTGATGTAGACGGTATTTCACTAGAAAGTGGAGTTAAGGTAGATTCGATCTTAGATGATGATACTTTATCTGCAAACTCAGCAACTGCTCTTGCTACTCAACAATCAATCAAAGCATACGTAGATTCAAAATCAAGCTCAGGAGACCTTGCAGAGGCCTCATTTGCCCTTGCAGAAAGTGCCAGTGCAGCATCAGTTACAGGACTAGCATTCGCAAATGGGACCGTTAGAGCGTTCGAGGCGATGGTATCTATAGAAATCGATGCAACAGCAGATTTATTTGAAAGTGCTACGATAAGAGGCATACAAAAAGGTTCTGGTTGGGATATAGACGTTTCTTCTGTAGGAGATAACACTCTGATAACCTTTAATATAAATGCTTCAGGTCAAATTACATATGACTCCTCTACTTATGCGGGATTTGTATCAGGAACAATACGATTTAGAGCAATAACTACTTCTGTATAATTTTCCTTGACAAAGCAAAATAATAGTAGTATACTTATAGATGGTGTAGTTAATTAAGGAAGATATGGCTAACGAGGATAATAAACAGTTAGATTATAGGAATAGGAAGCAGACTCAGTTTGACTATCCTCAAACGCTTAAGGGTTCGTTTTCTGAGCTACAATCCGCCTTTAGAGAGTATACTACAACACATATACTTAAGGATGCTTATACACACTTTGAGCAGACTGTAGATGGGCAAGGACGTCCTACACAGGTCATATACTACCAAGGTACAGCACCAGCAGAATATAAGCTAGATTACGCTGCAGATGTCGCTCTGAGCTTGGCTGGATTATACTTCTCAATTATAGTCCCACATAGTGATATTGAACATTATTTCTGGTATCAAGTTGATGGAAATGGAGTTGATCCTCTAATTGCTGACGCTATTGGACATATGATTCCTATTGCAGAAAATGACTCTGCTTTAGTAGTTTCAGCTACTTCCAAAGTTATCATACTATCTACTGGATTATTTTTGATTACAGATTATACAGGCTTAGTTGCTTCTACTAATATAATGCAAGAACAGTACGGCGTTGCTGCAAGTCTTGACGTTGCGACATCTGGCTTTACCTCAACTGATGTTAGCTTAGGATCAGAAGATATTGTAGGACAAGTTGATATGACTTATGATTTATCAGGAAGTCCTATATTCCAAGGTAAGACTTTAGTTGGCTATAATTATGATATATTTAAAGCTGACTTTGTAATTAACCCAGTACTATCCCTTCCAACAGGCGATATTGGCGTAATAAATAATACTCCTTTTGGAGAATATGACGAAGTTCAAGTAACTTATCCATCAAATGTAGTAGAAGTATTTGATTACTTATTTTCTGCAGTTTCTTTAGGAACAGTTACAATAACATATAAAACAGGATGTAAGAAAGACGTCCTATCGGTAGTTAAAGTTGCCGTATAAATATAACTTTGATACAGGGGCTTTGGAACAAGTAAGCGATATAACCTCATGCGATTTTAGCGAGCAATACGTTGTGTTATCCAAAATCACTGGATACGATGCTGTAGGACTAAAAGGACAGTGGAGTTACGGTAATCCTAGCTTTAGTACACAAGAATTTCCTTCTTATTGGATATGTATAGCTACTAATACCTGGATAGATGTTTTAGATAGAGAGTCTGTAAGAGAAATAACAGAAGACTTTGTAACTGATGCTGAGCTAGACGCTATTCTCTTAGACTATGCTACTAAGGAATTTGTCCTACAAACACTAGAAGACGCACAAACGGAACAATATGTCCCTTTTTCTCAAGTAACTGGGAAAGATGCTCCTGGCTTTAAAGGTCAGTGGAGTACGGATGGGATCTATTTATATAATTGCATAGCAACAAATACTTGGTATAGAGTTGCGGTAGCGAAGGATTGGTAGTATGGCTTTATATAAAATAACCCCTGATTTTGCAGTACTGAAAAGTAATATTAATTTCAGCGCAGCTTTAGCACTTTCAAGCGGGGTTTTGACATGGGACTATGGAGATGGAAGCGCCACAGATACTACAAATAGCCCTTCGAATGTTTATTCGGATACAGCACCATATTTAATCAATGTCATTGCAAGTGAGTTTGTTGAAAACGTAACAAATATAGTAATTAATAATCAATCATTAACAGACATAGATGTTAGCAGATTTCCTGCGCTTATAACTCTGGACATGTCTGATAACCTTTTGCCAGACACAACCGTTTCAAAAACACTTATCCAATTAGATTTATTTGGGTTAGAAAACGGTACGCTGGACTACTCAGGTAATGACGGGGCGCCTAATACCTTAGAAGCTGCTACTGCTTATAATAATTTAATTGC